CAGCAGGTGGTGCGCCAACAAAGGCGACAAGGAAACAAGTGGTAGCTGCAAGCAGCGTGGGGATCATAAGGATCCCGAACCAACCGACATACAGACGGTTGTTAGTAGAGGTAACCCAATTACAAAAGGCTTCCCAGTTATTTAGTTTTTGTGGTCTTGAAAGTACGGCGGTCATTTAAGTAATAGTTCATGGTTGGGTAAGTAAGATTAAGTAAGACCAGTTTTAAGCCTTGGCTGGCTAGAGCTAGGGGAGGAATTGCACCTCCCGTTAAATCTATTTAGCTATTTTTTCTTTTTTGTTTTTTTAAAACCAGACTTCATGTTTGCATAGGCGCTATCACTAATTGTTGACTTGCTTTTCGGCCGTGAAGTACCAGCCTTTTTGCGCTTGTTAATGTTTGCGTAAAGCCCAGGTTTAGCCATTACTTTTTCTTAGTAGGTGGACGACCTTTCTTTGTACCGTATGTTCCTTTGCCTTGTGGCATTACCAGACTCCAGGGATAAGTTGACCAGTCAGTGCATAAGCACCTAGTGCTGCGATCACACCCAGCATTGCTAGGCGACCGTTCAGCTTCTCAGCATTTTCGTTATGGTTCACAGCGTTATCTTGGATATACATTTGTGGTTCTTTAGGCCAGACTTGAGTGTCGTTCATCAGAACGTCCACTTCAAACCAGCTTTAGTTCCATAAGAAGTATTATAATCACCAGTAATAAATGACACCTCTCCATAGAGATCTACGTTATCGCTAAGAGGTGCTGTGCCACCCAACTTACCTGAGAGTTCCAGGTCAGATTCAGACCCATCACTAAGGACAATGGCAGGACCACCCTGGATATACCAGTTGTTACCTTCATAACCAACATGGTTATCAATAACAGTGCTGCTATAATCGTTACCAACAAAACCTGAGTTCGCTTCCACGTTTACATAGGGACCTGCAAGTACAGGATTTGCAACCAACAAAGTGGCGGGGAGGAGTGCAATAATTTTTTTCATTGTAATTGTTTAAGTTAATAATTTAGAATAAGTTTGTGTTTGAGCGTTCAAGCTTGGCCATTACTTCTTGGCGGTAAGCAGGATCACGGTCATACCTAGGGTCTTGCATTGCGCTGACTACCTCGGCTTGACTTTTATATCCTTGTGTTGTTTCGGTTGGAGCCTTACCTTGTACAAGCTTGCCCTCTACTCCAACCGAGTCACCGTATTTATACGATAACGCCTGGATTGCAAAGTATGCAGCATTAACATCACCTGAATCAATGACTGAATCAAACATGTCAATTTCATTGTCGTTCATATTTTCACTAGCCCATTGCATAAGCTGTGAATACTGCTGTTCACCACCAATGCTATTTTTTAAAGATTCAGAATCTTCAGCACTAAGTGATTTGTTGGATGTATTATTTCGATAGTCAAGATACATCTTTGCTAGATCAGTTGGGTCTGATTCAGACAGTTCTTTCAATGTATTCTCATTAAATTGATCGCCTTGTGATTCATCCCAAAGACGATCGAATAATGATTCAACTATTTCATCTGTATCTTCTGGCTCTTCTTCCACCTCAGATTCTTCTTTGTCTTCGCCAAGTTTTTTCTGAAGTTCAATATAAGCTGCTTCTAATTCTTCAGCATTCCTATATTTACCAGCAAGCATAGTCTCCTGCTCTGCTGCCATTTCTTGGCCAATTGCTAGAGACTCTTGCTCATCTGCATTAAGTTCTCCCTGTGCATTTTCATCAGGGAGCATTGACATTACTTCTGCCATTTAAATTATTCGATGGGTGGTTGTTGTGATAGTTCGGGGTTTTTAGATGGATCCATCATTGGTGTCTTCATTGCATCAACTTCCATCTGAGCTGCCTGCATCTGCATATCTTGCTGTTGCATTGCAGCTTGTTCTTGCTGTACTTCTTGCATTGAACGTACAAGATTAAGTATGTCAATGCCTTGTGCTGCGGCTAGTCGTTTAATTACTTCATCAGTATTGATAAAGTTTGCGATAGCTTCTGGTCCAAGTGTTTGAGCAAGGATTGTTAGGAATTGACTTAAGCTTTCACGATCCTGTCCACGTCCTAATGCATTGATGCCAGCAATAATAGTTGGCTTTACAATCTTCTTAGGAATTTTTGGGATGTCACCATTCCTTTGAGCATCACTTAATTTCTTATTAAGATATGGAACAAGGAAGTCAACAGTCAATAGTGAGAATAAACCACCTAGCTGTTGTTCTAGTTCCATCTGTGTCATTCGTACTTCTTCCGCTGTTGTGCGTTCCGATTGTCTGATGTTCAGAATCAGGAATGCATCACTGATACGTTGAGATAACGTACCGACCATTTCATATGCCGTACGGAAGTCAGCTGTCTTGCCTACCTGAATGACACCAATGTCATCTGGTCTGCCTTGAATGATTGCTCCATTGCCAGCTGCTGCCAGCGTAGAGGGTTTAGTTGTACTCGATGGACTTACAGTAAAGACAACCTTAGCTGCCGCTGCAGAGCCCTCTACCAATGCTTGAGATAGACCCTCAAGAGATTTAAGGTCGCCAATAAATTGACCAACCCTACCGCGCCCGTAGGCTTCACCATCAACAGTATTGAACCTCAATGGAATCCATGGATTTACATCGATAGGTGCTTTACCTTGTGAGCCTTTAACTACCTTTCCGTTGACTTCCTGATGCCAAATGAATCGGTTGTTGTCTCGCTTGATATGCGTATAGACATCAACATCATCATCATAGACACCATCATCATCAACACGGTTTGGCTCTAGTTGTTCTTTAGGTAACTGAGTTTCAATCAGATCCTTAGCTACTCTTTCCTTTGTGACTATTTCAATCACTTGACCGTTCCCATCTCGATCCACTACGTAGCGGTTCAGAGGATATACCTTTAAGCCATGCTTACTCATGAACACTAGTGCATTACCTGCCACAACTAAGTGGAGCAATGCCTGATGTACAGCTACACGGTCATCTGATGCAGAGATTGATTCCAGAATAATTCTTTCAACCTTGGCAAATGCCAGGTCTAATTCTGATTTCATTTCCGGTGCAAAGTCTTGACCGAGTTGACTTTCGTCTAGCTGTAGTTTGAAGAAACTGGTTTGTACAGGTAGCAAAGCAAGCATAAGTTTGCTTGCTAAAGTGACACACGCTTTGGCACCTACCGATTGGTAAGGTGTCTTCAGACGTTTCATACCTGAGATATGTTCTTCATGTCCTTGAATTAAATATGGCAAGGTAAGCTCTGATGCTTGCCGTGCTTCGTCTAAAAATTGAGAACGATCGCTTGATAAATAATCATACCTAGTTCGTGCGCTCATTATTAAAGATTAATTGCTGTACTTCTAATGCCTTGGATTCGTTGACCCCTCCGTTTAAAGGCATCTTTTTTTTTACTTAGATTACTATTCTGTCCAGCAAACCTAATACCCATTACACGATTCCTTTCCAGTGGTTTGAACGGTTTGCTATTCATGTCACGTAGCCTATCTTCTAAGCTTCTTAGGTTTTCTGCATACTTGCCTTCACTTGCTGATATGCGATTCCTAAATTCGTGACTCAGTTGACTTAGAGCATCTCCATAATTAAACTCTTTTTTCTCTGGTGTAGCAGCTCTGATCTGACGAACATCATTTTGAGTATCGATGTCTTGAATGCCAAGTCTTTTAGCAATGCTAGATGCCTGATTGATTTGCATTAAATCGTTTCGGCTATCAACGTTTTGGATGCCAAGTAACTTAGCTATACGTCTCTGTTCTGCTGTAACGTTCATTTAATTTTCCTCCATATAACGGATGATCCATTCAACGACACTACGTTGACCGGATCGATACATAATTTTCTCCATTGAATCGTCAGGTGTAGGTGTAATGGGTGGGAAAGTTTCTTCTAGTTGATGTGTTAAACCACGGGCTTGCATACCCACGGTTTCAAGCATACTGAGGGAGGTTGACATTCGAGTGCTCAAAAAAGGCTGGCATTCTGGCTGACTTAGTGAAGGAAAGCTCAGGAGCCTTGCCTTGATACATCAAGTTGTCACTAGAATCCAGCCAAAATTTTTTGTCTAAATATTTATCGGTATTGCTACCGAGTGGTTGCATTACCCAATTGATAGTTGCTTTACGTAGTTTGTCCAGACTAGGAGAAATCTCTAGTCCTAGTTCTCTACATACAATTGAATTCGATGCAACGTGAATCTGTTCATCTCTGGAAATATCTGCGCTTACGGTACGCATTCCAGGGTCACCATTAGCGCGCAGCAATGGGAAAAGACCGAAGAAA